GGATTACCTAAGCATGTTTACTATACTTATCCAAATACAAGCTATACAACTAATAATTTATACAATAGATTCTATTCAAGACAAGTTAATCAATTAACGGACCAAAATAGTAGAGTAGTTACTGCATGGTTTAATCTTGATGAATTAGATATTAAATATTTCTCATTTAGGAATGTAGTTTATGTCGGACATCCTTTAAATTCTTATTTCTATGTAAATAAGATAATGGATTACAATGTAATGAATAGGCAATCAACTCAAGTAGAATTATTAAAGCTAATTGAATACGATGCCTTTGTACCTGAAGCATTACCTCCTGTAAGACCAACACCTGTAGGAATAAAAAACATTATAAATGAAAGTGGCGCATCAGGACCGGATAACATGGTTGCAGGTAGATTTTCAAGTATAATAGGGGGTGCAAATAATTACATTGCCGATGGTGCTGAGAATATATTATTGATTAATTGTGAAAGTGTAACAGTTCAAGGAGATGTTGAAAATTTTGTAGGAATAGGATTAACTGATACTACAATTATAGGTACTGATAGTAATAAAACAATTAATAATAGTTATGTAGCACCTCCAACAAATCAAACATTATTAGTTAATGGTGATTTCACTATTGATGGCAGTTATACTAATTATTTAATAGATACATCAATAACAGGAGGCGCAGGACTTAATTTAATTTGCACATGGCCTGTTGCACTTACAGGATTACAAATAACTTTTAAAATTATAGATGCTACTGGTGATTTTGTAATTACAAGTGACGATACTGCCTTAACAATAGATGGTAATGCTTTACCATACAATACCGGATTAGTGCTTTATGATTCACTAACTGTATTTATGAATAATATTAATAATGAAATGTATATAGTATATTAAAATGGCAGATAATAAAACAGTAATAGAAGTTGAGGTTAAAGGCACGGATGCCGCAACTAACTCACTAAAGAATTTAAAAAAAGAATTAAGAGAAGCACAAGCCGCTGCCCTAAATGGAGATGGTAATGCAGCCAAGCGAGTTGCTGAATTAAAAGATAAATTAGATGATTTAAATGATGCTACAAAAACCCTCAAAGGCTCAGGAGTTGAAAGAGTTGGTAGTTCGTTTGGATTATTAGGTGAGGGATTAAAGAATTTAGATTTAGATGCGGTTAAGACTGGATTTAAAGGATTAGGTTCTGCAATGAATGCTATACCATTAATGATAATCGTTAGTGGTGTAATGATGTTAATGGAGAAGTTTGACATCATGGGCAAAGTAGTTGATTTAGTTACTAATTTATTTTATGCCTTTACTGATGCTATTGGAATAACAAACAAAGCAGATGAGAAATTTGCAAAGGAAGCAGTTGAAAATGCTAAGAATGTTCAAAAAGCAAAGGAAAATCAATATAATGCAGAAATCCAACAAGCTAAAGCAGCAGGACAAGAGGTAGGTGATTTGGAGTTGGAAAAATTAAAAATGATAGAAAGTAGTATTGCTTCACAATTAAAATCATTAGAAACTTTACAAGAAAAGAAACATGGATTAAATGATGAAGAGAAAAAGCAATATCAAGAATTACAAACAGATTTAATTAAAGCGAGTGCTGACAGAATAAGTAAAGAGATTGAAAATGAAAAAGTAAAACAACAACAATTAGCTAATTTAGAAAATTTAGAGGATAAGTTAAGAGTTGCAGGTCTATCAAAAAGAGAGCAAGAAATAGATTCCATTAAAAAGCAGCAGCAGCAATTAATGGATGAATTAAATAAAAATCATGAAGTAAGACATGGTAGAGAAATGGCTGATACCATTCGTTACAATGAAGATAAAAAGAAAATTGAGGAATTATCAAGAAAGCAAATAAATGAAATAAATGCTAAATATTATCAAGAAGATAGAGATAAGAAAGCAGCAATAGAAGAGCAAAAGCAAAAAGAAAAAGCAGAGTTATTACAATTAGATTCTATTATAGAACAACAAGTATTAAAAAACAAAAATGATGCTATTAATTTATTAATGAAAGAAAATCAATCATTAGTAAATCAAGAGTTAAAGACTAATGCAGAAATAATAAATGATGAAATTAAATTTATTGAATCTAATGCACGAAATGAAAAAGCAATAGAAGATAGAAAAAATAAAGAAATTATTTTAGCACTTGATAGGTCAATACAAGCAGAAAGAGTTAAAATATCTGAGCAAGGTTTAAAATCAATACAAAACTTATCCGATATATTCTTTTTGGCTCAATCTTCAAAAGCAAAGAAAGGTAGTGCAGAAGCCGAAGCATTGGCTAAAAAACAATTTAAAGTTAATAAGGCTTTACAATTATCAATGGCAGTTATGGATGGTTACAAAGCTATTACTGCTTCATTAGCACAAGCACCTGTTGCAATCGGTCCTATTCCTAATCCTGCAGGTATTGCTTCATTAGCTTTTGCAGTAACTACATCGGCAGCAAATGTAGCCAAGATATTAGCAACTCAATATGAATCAACATCTACAGGTGGAGGTGAAGCACCATCGCCATCATTAGGAAGTACAGGTGAGCCACCAACAATAACACAACCGATGGCACAACAAGCACAAACTCCTGGTACTAACTTCGATGCTCAAGGTAATGTTATCGGAGGTGGTCCTATGAAAGCCTATGTTGTAGAAACTGAAATAACGAATAAACAAACAACTGTAAATAGACTACAAAGCCAAGCCGAATTTGGATAATTTAAAACAAATGTAATTTAATATTATGGAATTAATAGATTTATATATTGATGAGAATTTAGAGGATAATAGCGGAGTTAATGGTATTGCTACTGTTGACAGTCCTGCTATTGAACAAGGTTACTTTGCATTCAATAAGAATAAAAAAACATTACGATTAACATTAGGAACTAACAAAGGAAACTTTGCTCCAATATCAGCCGATAGACAAATATTAGCAGGTGCTTTAATGATACCTGACATGGAAATATATAGAAACGATAATGGCAAAGAATACAACTGCAGATTCACTAAAGATACTATTCAAAAGATAGTTAAAAAATTCTCAATATTAGGATATAACAATTCTATAAATGAGATGCATGATTTAAGCAAGCCTATTAATAACTCGGTATTGTATCAGCATTTTATTATTGATAGAACGATGGGTATTAATCCTCCTTTGAATCAAGACCATTTACCGGATGGTACTTGGTTCGGATTTGTTTATGTAGGTGATAAAAAAGTTTGGGAGGATTTTATTAAAACAGGTATTTATACTGGCTTTAGTGTTGAGGGTAATTTTTACGAACAAACAGTAAGTGAATTAAGCGAAGATGAAGCTAAGGCTATTATTGATGCAATATAATTTTTTACACAAAACACAACTAATTGTAATTTAATAAATAAAGAATAAAATGACATTTAAAGAAGCCGTAAACAAGATTCTAAGTGCCGAACAGAAAGCAGAATTGAAAGGATTATTTACTTTCAATACTCCTGTGCCTGTTATCGAGCCTGAGAATACTCCTGTTGCTGAGCCTGTAGCTATGGGTGAAGCTAAATTAATGGATGGTACTGTAGTAAAGTACGATACTCCTGAATTAGTAATTGGTTCAATGATTACTGTAGTTACTCCTGATGGTGAATTTCCTGCTCCTGTAGGTGAGCATACATTAGAGAATGGAACTGTAATAACTGTTGATGAAACAGGTAAAGTAATTGAAATTGAAGCTAAAGAACAAACTCCTGAGGTTGTAGTTGAGCCTATTGCTCCTGTAGCAATGGCAGTAACTCCTGAAGAGAAACAAGCTATAATGGATGAAGTTATTGCAATGTTTGAGCCAAGAATTAAGGCTTTAGAAGATGCAATATTAGTAAGTCAATCAGCATCAAGTGAATTACAAAATAAGTTTAGTGAGTTTGGTAAGTTATTAGATTTACCGACTAATGAGCCTACAAAAGTAGTTGAGAATAAATTTCAAAGTAAACTAAATAAAATCAAACAATTTAACAAATAAAAAATAAAATAAAATGGCAAATGGATATGATGTTTCCGCATTAGGAAGCTACACAAAACAAGATGCAAACTCCCTTATTTATAAAATAATCGCAGGAGGTCAAACTGCATCATTAATGACAGTTCAAACAGGAGTTAAATCTGCTGAAACTATTAACATTGTTGCTGCTCGTGCAGTATGGCAAACAGGTGGTGCTTGTGGTTTTACTGCTTCAGGTGATACTACTTTCAGTCAACGTACTATTACTATCGGTAAAGTTACCGCTCAGTTAAAATGGTGTGAGGCTGATTTAGAAGCTAAGTATTTACAAGGTGCTTTAAAAGCAGGTAGTCAATACGATATGCTTACTTTCGAACAACAAATCGTTGGAGATGTTTTACAAAACATTATCAAAGATAAAGAAAGAGCAATTTGGCAAGGTGATACTACTTCAACAAGTGCTTACTTAAACAAGTTTGATGGTTTAATTAAAATCATTGGTGCTGCTTCAGGTGTTAATACTGCTACTGCTGTAACTTGGTCAGTTGCTAACTCAAGAACTGGTGTTCAAAACGTACTTACTGCAATGACTGACGATATGTTAGCTAATCCAAATATGAAAATATTTATGGGTACTGCTGAAGCTCGTGACTACAGATTAAAGTTAGGTATTGATAATTTATATCACTTAACAGGTTCTGATG